GCCCTTCGAGAACACCTGCACCATTGCGGTGATCGCGCCATCAACGTCTTCCGCTGATCCGCCGGTTGCCTTGATAGCCGAGGTCACATTCCTAAATACCAGCTCGGCATCAGTGACCTGACCACCTGCGCCCTTCACCGCAGCAGTCAGCTTGGTCATGCCTTGAATTGCAATATCTTGCGGCACGTTTAGGTTTTGAGTCGCCGATGCTGCGGCGGCAACAGCTTGGTTGAATTCAGCCTGGCCGCCAGCAGCATTCTTCAGAGCAATCTCCATCTTCTGGATCTGCGCTGCGTAATCCGCAAATCCACCAAGCTGCTTCCTGAGACCGCCAATTTGCGCGCCGATCGCTGCGCCAGCAAATGCGCCACCGACACCGCTAACCGCAGTACCAATAGCGCCACCCAAGAAACCCTCGGGGCCGCCAAAAATGCCACCACTTAATGCAGCGCCAGCAGCCTGAGCCATCTGCATGCCGGTCATGCGGCGGCGAGTAAGACCGCGACCCAGCTTTTCTGAACGAACATCAAGCTCCCCAAGCTCTTTTGTAAGTTTTTTGAATTCAGCGCTTGCACCCGGCAGCGTCGTTCTGTATTGATTGATTGCCTCGCGCAGACGCTGGGTCGATTCGATGCTGCCAATGTCAGCCTTGCGTGCTTTGTCGATTTCGGCGCGATAAGACTTGACTTGCTCTTCTGCTTGTTTGACGGCATCTTGTCGCTCTATTACAGCTCTAGCAGCATCACCCTCTGAAATGGCAGCGCGACGTGCTCTATCGATCTGCTCTTCGGTTGCTTGAGGACCAAAGCCTACCGGCTGGCCTGGTACTCGAATTTGAGCTTCTCCGACTTGAGCTCGGGCAAAGAATTTTTGAACTTCAGGGCGATGGGCGCGATAACCAGGCTGCACGTATTCCCCGCTAATCGGTAGCCCCGTCCCCGGCGCCGTCGTCTGTCCAGCAGCAGGCAATGCAAGCGGAGTTGCTGCAACACCAGCCCTGACGCGCTGACCCAATTCGGCCATCGCCTCCTCTTGCTGGCGAACGATGCCGCGAGTCAAATAATTTGCTGTTACACGAGCCGTAGCTGCGCTTGTCTCTGCAGTGGCAGCCTGCGCCGCCATGTCACCAACGTGCCTGTAAGCATTTGCAAGACCGTTAAGTCGCTGCTCTAAAGCACGTGCTTCTCTTGCATTTTCTGCATACGCACGCGCACCCTCGGATGTCGTTACATCAAGCTGAGACATCTCGGCCCGCAAGGCCGTTATGACTTCTTGCAAATTGCGCGCACTGGGCGCAACAGTGCCGGTGCGAATGCCCATGAGCAAGGCTTGAGCATATCCTTGCGTGACCGCAGTCAGCTCTCGCTGAACTCCAGCCATTTGCATGGCAACAATTAAATAATCAACAGTATTGCGTTTTGTGTTTGCTAAACGCTCCGAAAGCTCCGATAGCCTTTGATTTAAGCCCGTGGTGGTATCGGGCAACTCTCCCAATCTTTTGTCAAATTGATTGAAAACGTTAATCAGCTCTGGATCAGAGAACGCCGCTGCCATCGCGCGAGCAGATTCCCTGCCAGCCCTAGCAGTTTCCTGAAAAGAAACTTGGATTTTGCGCGATAATTTTGTTTCAATTTGCTGCTGAAAATCGGCGATTTCCCTTGCTACTTCGTCTAGCGCCGCTTTGATGTCCTTGGAGGGCAGTAATTTTTTAATGTCACCGCCGAACGCGGCTTCTGACACCGCTTCTTCAAAAGTACGTCGGCCTGCCGCAGGTGCACCTCGCTCTGCCAATCCGGCTGCACCGGCTTTAATTCGAGCTTCACCTTCAAGCGCTCCAAGCGCATCACGCTGCTCTCTTAAGGATTCAGTGACAAGATCAAGGTCACGAATTTGCTGTCTGGCTGCAGCAGAAGTCGCGCCAATAGGTCGAGCGATCCTTTGCTGTGCTTGAGCAAAATTTTGGGCTTCTTGGTTGACCTCTTTGAATCGATCAGTAAGCTGCGCAATGCTTTTGCCGAAATTGTCAAAGGCTTGCGAATCAACCCTGACTTCACCCCTTAAATTGATTAAGGAATTTATAGCTTGCTCAATCTGTGAAGCAGTAGCATCAGCGGAAAGTCCAAGCGCGGTTAAAGCTTTTCTTTGTGCTTCGACTGCAGGGCTGGCGCCATAGGCAGCCCCTTCTAACTTTTTAATATCTGCCGCAAGTTCTTTGTAAACTTTTCCACCTTGAGTTGCCTGACTGCGCAGCCCTTTGAAAGCCTCAATCTGCCCTTTGATTAACTGTTCGCTTTTGTTTCCTGCCTCCCCAAACTCGATAATGGTTTGGCGAGCTTTCTCAATTACTTGCTCGGTTGGGCCGATGGCCTTTTGAAGCCCGCGAAAAGAACTCTTTAGCTTATCTAAGCCTTCAAAGCCTTCCAAAAGAAGGCGGAGCTTCATTTCTTGGACTTGCTTGCTAGCCATCCGAGCCCTTAGCCAATTCGCTCAATGCTGCAGCCTCCATTATCTGAAGACCTTCAAGCATCTCGCGGCGATTGTCCACATTGTAGAGGTCAAACAACCCGCCAGCACAGAGCAGCACGTCATATCGCAGCCCCATGTAACCAGCCATCGTGGTCGTCCACTGCGTTTGCATGCGCAGGAACATCATCACGATGTCCCAGTTTTCATCCCACACCTCAAAATCAGCCGACTCCTCCTTCGGCTGCTCGGGCAGGACGATGCCAAATGCAGCAGCGTCCTCACCCGTTTTATCTTCTACTCTCTTGCCGCCGCCTGCCCAATAGACGGCAGCATCCTTCAGTTTCCCTGGCGGCCGCCTTCAAAGGTCTCGGTGTAAGCCTTCAGCACGCCGCGAATCCAATACGGGTCATCGCTAAATTCGCGCATCGCTTCAAGCGAAAACGGCACTTCCTTGCCGTCCTCATCAAGAATGCCGTCCCAGCCGACCATGATCACCTTCAACAGGTCCAGCTCGCCCTTCTCGCCAAGCTTCTGGAACTCCTTGCGCCCCACGCGCTTGAACTTGGCGTCAAAAGTAGCCGTATCAAAGGTGCCACCATCAGCAGGCTCCTCGATCGATACAGGCCAGCTAAAAATCTTGACCTTTTTACGGACAAATGCCATGCGTAATGAACGCGATACTGCAACAGCATACACCCGATAAAAAAGGGCCGCATTAGCGGCCCCCCTCATCCGTCTGCATCCAGATCAAGTGTAGACCAGGCTGAACTCATCGTTGCCTGCAGTGCTAGGCACACAGGTGTAGGGGATGTTCAGCATGTGGATGCCGTCCTGATCGCTGTAGCTCACATCGCCAATATCGACTCGGGTGGAGGCGAAATCAATGATGTTGCCAGCAGTCTGACCATGCTGGAACAGCAGGTTGCCGAGAGTGCCGTCGCTGAGAGCAGCGGTGAAGTAGTTCTTGGTTGCCATGGTCACGGCTTCCAAGGTCACGCTACCGGTGCTAGCCCGATCGGTCAGCAGCACCTCTTTGGTGCAGCCAACCAGCTCGCGATACACAAGCGAATTGCCGACATCAAACGACACCGACTGCAAGCAACCTGCATAGGACAGCAGCTCAAAGCCAGTGGTGTTACCGGCTTTGAAGACAACAGGTGTTGCCTGATCGCCGTAAGTCACCGAAGGCAGTGCCGTGTCGGTCGGGGTGTTGTAGATGCCAGTGAAGGTGAAATCAATTGTGGGGATTTCACCGACAGCACCATTAATAGTGAACGTACCGCGAGCGCCGGTCACCTTGTGCAGTACACCATCAATGTTGTAATAGATGGTGCAGCTACCAAAGCTGGCGCTGACGGGTGCGTAGGTGACGCTGGTAGCGGCAACGATGGTTTCGCTCATGCCGCAGGCAAGCAGAGCTTTGCCGTAACGGGGAGCAGTACCAGCAGTGCCGGAACCAGCAAGCTCAACGCTGAATGTGCATTCAACGCGAGTATTGGCCAGCAACTGCTCAGATGCACCCAGATAAGGGCGCACCAGATCACGGCTTACAACGTCACTCTGCAGCGGAGTGATGTTCAGATCGCGAACCAGAACGGCGTCGACGCCGGTCGGAGTCGGATCCGTCCCGTAGGTCGATTCCGACTCCAGCAGAATCAGACGTTTCCGAGTTAGAAGGGGCATTGGAAATTACCTCTTGTGGAACAGGTGGCAGCGTCCGCTTAACGAGAGTGCGGATGCCTGTCTCTGGGTCAAGGATGTACGAGCCACCTTGCCCTTGAAACTCATCAATCACTGTAAATCCGGTGGCTTATCAGACTCTACGTCGCCAAACTTGCCACAGTCGTTCGATATTGAACGATATAATCATTGAAAATTACGCCTGCAGGCTGGTCTGCATCCAGCATGTTGAACGTCACCTCGTCAGGCTGTACGTCAATCGCGTAACCACCAAGCGTCAAATCAGCAACCATCTTCGCGTGCATGCTCTCAATAACCGGATCCGCAAGCTGGTCTGGTATGTCGCCGCGCACAATCACAGTCACCCGCACGCGCATCCGCCAATCCAACGTCGGCAAACTGGTGTTCTGCGTTGGCGTGTCACTGATTGGTTCGATCACAATCGCAGGCGACTCCGCACGTTGCATCGCGGTCACACGACTGCGATAAACGCGACCGTTCACTCCCGCTGTCGTCGCAAGCGCGGTAGCAATCGCGCTTAATACCTGTTCACGCTTGGTCGTCATTGAATCCTCGCTTCGGAAGCGGACCAAACGCGCCAGGGTCGACCTGTTTGGTCACAATTGATTTTGCTCGATAATAAATGTAGCTATCCGTCTTTCCAGCTTGCTCCAGCGCTTGCATGACCTTGACCCAATTCTTGAAGGTGTCGCGGTCCATGCTCATCATGCCTTCACTTCTATTGCGCTTATGCGGCCGCGCTGGAACTGGATTGTGGTGGTGTCGCTGATGTTGGCCACATAAAGCGCAACCTCATCACCATCGGCCAGTTCAACCATCCAAAAGCAAAACAGCTTGGCAATCTGCCCAGTTGAACCAGAGAAGGCACGACACTCAGACTGATCAATGCCCGTGCCGTTCTTGGCCAGCTTGATGCCGAGCGTGTGGTTGTTGCCGGCATAGGCGTCCATGCTGGCCTGCACCATGAACAGCTTGGTTGCACCGCTGCTGTTCTTTAATCCGAAAGTATCGCTAGTGCCCAGCGTGACCTGATAATCAGTGCTGCTATCAAAGGTCGCTGTTAGACCAGTGCTCTGATACGTGCCAGCAGTTGCAATTGCAATTGTCCCCGCAGTGGTCTTGCTCGCCTGCCCACGAGCAAGCACACCCTCGATGTAATAGCTCAGACTGCTCCAAGCAGTTGCGCCATCTCCAATCTTGTATCGACGATTATCGGTTTCAATTCCGATCTCACCCGCCAGCAACACCGGATTGGCTGCAGTCCAAGCTGCAGCAGTGCCGTTGCGAAGCTTGAATCGGGTGATCGTGTCGCTCATGGCGCTCCGCCGTCAAGAACATTACCGTCGACATAAACGGTCGCAGGACC